TGTAATCGTCCTCGACGACGGCACCCGCTATGTGGGAAAGTCGGCCAACGTCAACCGCCGCATATTCCAACACCTCAACCCGAAGGCGATAAAGCAGGTCGCATGGTGCAAGAAAGGGGGGATTCGCCAGGCTTATGGTGAACCTCCCATAACGGAGCCGAACGCCGACTTGTCGGCGTGGGAGCAAAACGAAACGATTGCGCAAATGATGAAACACGGGGTCAACCGAGTCCGCGGCTGGGAGTTCACCTCGTGCCGCCCCTTCTCCCCCCTCGAGTACGAACTCTTCAAAAAACTAGCCTTCTCAAAAAACGATTTGTGTCGCACCTGCGGATACGGAGGGCATATGTCCGAAGGCTGCTATGCACAGCACAAAGCGCCGTGGCTTAAAGAGGCGTTTTAGAAGGAAGGTCAGTTCCCATTAAAATTGAAACTAACACTTCATTTAGGATTAATAATCCCACGTAAACATAGACAATGCAAACTTGTGCCGAACCAAGAAAAGATAAACATTCGCCACCGCCACCGCCGAAGAAAAAAGAACACGTGGAGTTGACTCTTGGTGTACCGTTCAGTGTCTACAAGAACAATCCTGGACAATTTGAAAAACGACTTATCAAGGAAATTTCGGAGGCGCTCAATATCGACGAGTCCCAGATCAAGTTTACTGGTGCGCGCGAAGGGTGACCAAAAAAATGTAATTGTATTTCTTCTCGCGAGAAAAAAGGAGAAGAAATACTATCTATCATTATAATCAATAACTTCGTTATTACTAACGAAGTTAGTTACGTGATCTACGTGCGTATATCACGAGACATTTTTGTGTTAATTCAGTTTTGCATCAAAGCAGAAAAGATACACGGCCACGCGCTCCACTCAAGTTTATATTGACATTTAGTGCAATATTTATGATCATAAGATTCAGCAAGTGTTTCACACCGAGTGCAGCTTAAATATTTTTTTGTTTGACTTTGACCTTTTTTTTGGCGGCGGGAGAGGAAAGACATTTCCAAAGTAGACGGTTTTATTCGCCACCCTTGATGAAGCCATTTTGGACTATCCGGAGAATTATGTTTGTTCGGTTCTCCACAAAAGGGGCAAAATTTTTCTAACAAAATTCTTTTCTTTCTCGCATGGTCTGGATACAAGGGGTGGCGAAATTCAAACGTGTTGCCACAGGAACAAAAAGCAATTTTGTGGTTGCATTTGGGGACGTCGTAATCCAAACAAGGGTCTAAATATTCGGTTATTACCTCCACCAAAACAGAATATAAAGGACTATTCTCTCGGAGTTGTTGTTTAATTTGATCCATTCCGACTCTTCGAATCTCCAACGACTTCGTCGTTGCAAACAAAGTTTGTGGTGATTATAATATACAATTTTATTAAAGATCGATTTCAATTCTTTCTTCTTCGGAAGGGAGCTTCGCTCCCGAAGCGGTGGTTCGCTTCCCCCCTCCGTCTAGGTTGAAGTGATTGCTGACAGCCTCTGCTGAAAACAAGGAGACAGCCTTACCCGTACCAATAAGCGTGACGGAACGAAGCAGCCAAAGGAATCCAGATTCGAAGAATTGTTTCTTTAAAACCAACAATCGACCAAAAAGCATTAAAAAAATTGAGGCTGAAAATTAAAAAGTTTTTTCGTTCACGCTCTTCCCGCTCTTCACTCTCGTCTAAAGCTCTTCCGCTTCCATGTCTCAAAAGATCAAATCTATCTTGATCTCTTAACACCCAAACGTACTTTGTGATCAGAAAGTCAAGAGCACTGACCCCGTCATCGTTCTTGAGATCCATGTCGAGTTCCGGGTCGTGGAGTAGGATCTTCACGACCGCGTCACGAGTACACTAATTTCGTTAGAGGTGACGCAGTCCCTATTCACAACCTATGAACGTAACGATCCAAAACAAAGAAGGGGTCGAATTCTTGACTGAATTAGCCGACACTAGCGTCGACCTAATTTTAACCGACCCCCCCTACCTTATTTCGAAGGAATCGGGAATGAACACGTTCGCAAAAGAAGCAAAGCAAATAGAAGCATCCGGCAAAAATAAAAAAACAGAGGAAGAATGGGAGGAAATCAAACACGCGAAAGGGTATACCGACGACAAGTACAAAAAAAATTATATTAAGTATGGAAACACATCTGGGAAAAAATATGGATATAAAACTTCATATGGCGATTGGGATACCGAAACCTTTGCTCCTGAAAAATTACAAGAGTTTGTCAAACTCTTTTATCAGAAACTCAAACCCGGCGGAACATGTATTATCTTCTTTGATATGTGGAAAATGGAAACGCTAAAAAGACTAATGGAACAAATTAGACCAACCAAAAAAGGGAATTGGGTTGGTTTTAAACAAATCCGACTTATTGAATGGATAAAAACAAACCCGGTCCCCCTCAACCAAACGACGAACTACCTGTCCAATGTGAGGGAGTGTGCACTGCTTGGCGTCAAAGGGGGGTGTCCTACCTTTAATTCTAAGTACGATAAAGGTATTTATTATTTTCCTATCCAATCCGGGAAAAATAGGTTTCATCCAACACAGAAAAGCCTACAATTATTTGAAGCATTAATAAAAAAACACTCGCACGAAGGGGATGTGGTCGTCGACCCATTCCTGGGGGGCGGCACAACCGCTATAGCGTGTAGAAACACGAAGAGGGATTTTAAGGGGTGTGAAATAAATACTTCATATTATGATAAAGTAATGAAAATTCTGTCATAAAATAAAATTGTACCAATCGCCGCTTCGCCGCCGCTTCGACTTTCTCGGCCTGGAAAAAATTAAATTATTAACATTTAATGTATATTAAAAAGATGTCAGACCTACGCGGATCGTCTATTTTTGTCCCGTTTTTTACGTTATGTTGTCGAAGCCTATAATACTTCGTATTACTAATACAAAGTATTATAGAAAGTGAGCAAATTCAACTAATTTACACCGCTGCGCTCCGGAACGAGCTAACTCCGCCCCCCTAATACGCACCGAGACCCTGGCGGCCGTTTCGGCGATGGCAGTGCCTTCCCTTCGCGAGCCCTAACGAAGTTAGCTCCGGGCTTCCGAGCGGAGACTTTTTGAGTCTGTTGAATTCCGAATGGTACTTCTTTCTTCTCTTTTTTTTTATTGCTTTGTATAAATATGTTTCCGTATCAATTGAAAATGTTAGCCTCTTATGAAAAAACTAAAGATAAAAAAGAGAAACTCCCGAATACCAAAGAAACAGATAAAAATAAAAAGCCAAAAAAATCTTAACAGTTATAATACTTCGTATGTTTCACGTAGTGTTTTCATAAAAGTTTTATAGCGGAGCAAAGAAGGAGACGAAAGGGCTTCTAAAAAGTCTCCTGCTAAATTCGTCCATGTGTCTCGGATAGAGAGACAAAAACTCAAATCGGCGACTAGGAATTTAACAATTTTACTTTTTTTGCTTAACAAAACCTTCTCGGACCGAAGGAGAAACGTAAGGAGAATCCAAACTAAAGGATAAAACCCGGTTAATTCTAAATTGGCTGTAGAGATATCATTAACCATAAAATTAAACTTCTTAATCCAAAAATTTAAATGATTGGACATAAGGGTAAGTTGTGAATCAGATACGATTTCGTTTTTAAGTATCGCTCGGAATCCTTTTAGACAATTAGGATGTGTGGTCGTTTTGAAATGGAAATCCAAAATCTGGAGTTTGAGTCGAGTCTTATTAATCCAAATACTATCCTGGTAAATTTCTTTGACGAGCGCATAAAACGCAACCCCTTTGTATTGAGTTTGGCCGTAATAGTTCCACACGACGGGACCGAACATGGCTCGAGGTTTGGAGTGATAGAATTCTTTTTTGGTCATGTATAAATACCACGAAGGTATGTGGGGACAGTCTAGAGGAATAAAACTTTCGACCAGGCTCACTAAATCGGCGATACCCCTGAGCTGGTTGAATAAAATCTCGTGGCGCCTGGTATACGTATTGTCAATACAAATAATACAAGGACACCACCCCCCTTTATTTTTGAAATAAAGGGGAGGGACCGAGGATAGAGAACACCCCATTTTATATTTCTTTTTCCGCTTCTTTTAATACCAAATACAAGCGCCCAGCGCGTCCTTACATGTAAATGGCCCGTAACATTTGAGTATAGTTCCACATCCCCTTTGCAACGCGCACTGCCCCTGTGCGTCGTTGCAGTTCCCCCAGCCGCCTTCCTCTTGGGGGTCGCAAATGGGCGGCGGGTCTGTGGCACAGGTGCGGAGAGGAGACTTGAATTTCCGTTTGAGCGTGTGCTCACGCATTTTTTTTTCCCTACGATCTGGTGTGACTATACTCCACAAACCAACTCCGATTCCCAATAAAATAATAATCCATATCCATCCTTGATTATCCATTTTTATTAAAGGCTTGGATTAAAATTTTTATTCTTTTTGTTCATACGAATACGGACCTGATGAACAAAAAAAAATAAGGCGGCCTGCCGCAAGCGTTTTCTTCGTCGGCGTCGGCGCGGAATACGGGATCACGATGGCGCAACCTTACTAAGCGTCCTCTTGCCCCCAAAAGGATCGTAGCGTTTTTTCAAATGAGGACGACAAATCATCATGGAGATAAAGGTAAGTAAAGCGATTAACTATTTATAATCAGACTCTTCGAGTCTCCACTCGGTGGTACGTGATTGGATCACGTAGTGATCTATAAGGTGGTTTTATTCTTAAAAGGCGAATCCCTCCCCTTTCGGATTTTTACCTAGATTGTCGTCGGTGAAAAGCGTTTAATACTTTCCTTTCAAACGCGGCTCTCCTATTTAGCTGATACGGGTCAAATTCACCCTCGATCCGATCTTTAGCCATCACCTCTTTCACCCCAAGCCCCTCTGCATAAAGTTTAATAGCTCGCCGCGCTTCCTTTCTAGTTTGATAGGGACCCTTTATATGGGCAAAGTCGACATATCCAACATCTGGAACCGCGACTCTGTCGCCTCCCTTCACATCCCATCCCAACTCCCGTAACGTGTAGAATATGGGAGAATCCCACCCGTAAAAGCCGTAGATGCCTTCGTCGCCTTTCATTTCCATTTCGGCGTTTTCGCCGTACATCAATGCGTCCGTGAACGGTACAAAAAACATTCCGTGGCTACGCTGACAACGATTATGTACACATTCATAATCGCGTCCGAATCGCTCGGAACACTGTTGCGGGAAGATGTCTGTCATGCACTCGTACTTGTCGAGGTCGTCTAAGGATCCCTGTCTGATTCGACACCTCTCATCTTCCTCATCCCAGCGGCAGTCATCGTATTCGTTGCATTCGGTTTGGTCGTACTTGGTTTCATCGAGATAGCACGGAGGGATCGGCGGAAGGCAGCTCCCTCCCGGCCCGCGCCTGCACCGGGCCGGGAGGTAGCTGGAGATGACCGCGGCCAAATCTGTAGGCAACTCTGCAGGCAAATCGCGGGAATAAGACTCATGAGGACATACCTCTTTTTTTTTTGAAGAAAGCCGCTCCCCCATTTATTAGGAAGACCTATATATTTTTGTGTTAATCTATAATCCTATTTTATTGGAACGCCTCCACTAAGGGAATCTGTTAAATAATTTTAGTAATACTTCGTATTATAAACGCCGGATGATTCTCTTGATCGATAATACAAAAAATTTAAAAGATGCGTTTATGACCCCTAAGTTACTAGCGTGTCTTGAAAAGGTCGGGGTTAAGTTTATGGTCGCATCTACCCGGACCGACGTCAATACGATATTGGACACCTACATTAAAGATATTAAGGGAATAATTTTGAGCGGGGGACCTTTGTGTTTAAGCGAAGAATTAACCATATCTTTAATTAATAAAAACATTGCCGTCGTGTTGAGATTAAAAAACATTCCTATTCTAGGTATCTGTTTTGGGTTTCAACTATTAGTTGCAAGTTATGGGGGACATATTGTATCTATGGATAAAGAATCCAAGGGGGTCAAAAAGGTTCAAATATTATCCCACAATTCGCGTATTTTTAAAAATATTAACAAGGAATATATCGATGTCTTTCAGTCGCACAAAGACACAGTCAACGACGTCCCCCCCAATTTCGACATTATTGCTATCGACGAAAACAATATTATTCAAGGCATCGAAAATAAGCAATTTAACATTTGGGGCTTCCAATTCCACCCCGAAGGGTTGGAAAGCACGACTCAGCTCATTTATAATTTTTTAGATATTTGTGATGACCGATAAAGTATTAAATTTTTTATAGATATAGTAAAACGATGTCCCCCTATAGCAAATTAGCCCATCTCTTCCTCGAAGTTCGGACGCAGATAAAACTTTACCACTGGCAGACGCGGATTTATGCACGCCACAAAGCGACGGACCGGTTTATCGAAACCTTCGAGCCTTTGGTCGACCGCTTCGTGGAAGCGGCGCAAGGCATCACGATCGCGGAAGTCGGTCAGACTGCCCCCCGGATTGTGAATTTTAAAGACCTATCCGACCAACAAAAAGAACTCATTGAAGACTTCGTCCAAACTCCGACCGATAGCAATGCTATTGATTATCTTTCCCTTTTTCGGGACTATATGGCTAATTTCGAGTTGCCACAAAGCGAACTCGCCCAAATCCGAGACGACATGTTGGAAATAGTAGACGTTACGTTGTATTTGTTCACGCTTAAGTGACCCACTTTCACCGATATAATACTTCGTATTACTAATACAAAGTATTATATTTTTTCTTCTCACTCACCCACGAACCGCCAACGTGTGTGAGCGTGAGAAGAAAGCTTGAAATCAGTCGGTCGTCAAGAGTCCCATTCGTTTTTAGATTCAGCAGCCTTATATTCTTTGATTTTTATATCACTCTCCAAGAACTTTTTTTCCAAGTCTTCTAGGACGGTTTTTTCATACTCTTCAAACTCGTTTTCGCCGGGAACGTACTCAAAAAGCCCCGATTTTTCCCGTTCTTGGTTGTAACACTCAATCCACTCACTGGTATACTGTGAATTCTCCCGTTCCAACTGTTTCAACTCGATTCGAACTTTAAGTTGGTTGTGTGTGGTTTTATCGAGCTTCTGACGATTCAGTTCGCACGCTTCCGTCAGGCGCATTTCCGTGACCCGTTTCATAGCATAGTATTTGAGAGTCGTTGAATCGTCGTAAATGTCTTCCTCCTTCACCTCTTCTTCACGTTCTCTCAATTCTTTCATAATCCGCCGCTGCTCCCCTTCCTTTTGTTTGACCGCTTCCGACCGGAGCTGGTTCATATCATTTTCTTTTGAAGTGACGTCGAGCAAGTCGCGACAAAAAGCATTTTCGTTAGTCAGCGGGACCCACGCCCCGATCGGGGCGATCCGGATTTGGAATCGGGAATCGACTTCCCGGATGATCCGTTTGCTGTCGTCGGTCGCCGTCGTTTCGGTGGGCCAGACGCCC